TTAAAAAAACTCGATAGTGCTAAGCCAGTTATTATTTATGCTATGCGTGATCTTTGATATTATCGCTCTTAGTGTTTTTGGCTCGTCCTTTAGCTTGATATTGATATACCCACCTGCAAAAAAAGGGCGACCATGTATCGACACGGTGCCAGCCAATACGCTATTTTTTTGCCTCTTTAGCTTTGCTTCTGCTTTTGATAGTGCTTCTGCTTCATCACGTGCAAAATCGCTAAATTTAAGCACTGGCGTTCCTACTCCTACCTTTGAGACGACTGATTTATTTTTTTCGCTATCAAACCATTTTATCTCACAAGCATTATATTTTTTTGTGTGATTGATTTGGTAGTTTAAATCGATTATCTCGTCCTCTGTGATGGTGTATTCTACTCGGTCATGATCCTTGTCTTTGTCTATGAAAATGAGCGTTTTATTTTTCACGCAAAAGGTTATTTCGAGATCGTCAGCTATCTTTTTACAAAACGCGCAGTCGCTTAGGTCGTATTGCTCGATGTCGCCTACCTCATCCATTCGGTCAAAATCAATCTTGATGTTATAGCCGTTTTCTTTGGCTATTGATTTCAAAATTTCTTTATAACTTTGAGCTTTAAATGTCCTATTCTTCTTCTCTCGAAAAGCCTTAAAGAAATTTGCCGATATTGCCTCGATCTCGTAGCTTTGCTTATAATTATATTTGATCGTAGCTATCGTAAAATCACCCAAAAAAGCGCCGTCAATATAAATTTTAATCTCGTCTTCTTCTCTTGGCAATGGCGAGCTCCAGTGCATAAGCACATTTAAAACATCGCTCTCGTCACTCTCGTAGTCGTCTATGCCTATATCGATCCATGGTATCTCATCCGTTTTATCTACGCCGTTATATAAGATTTTAATTTTTGGCGCTCTATATCCTGCTATTCCCATAGGTATTTAGCCTTTTTTTCTTCTTGTGGCTCGATATTTGGCAAATTTACCTCATCGCCACTTTTTAACTTTGTTTTGTGTAAAAGATGCTCGTTTTCTCTTAGAAATTCACTATAAACATTTTTATCTAAAGAGCCATAAATTTTAGAACATATCATGTCCATGCTCTCGTCATCTTTTGCTATATAAATTTTCATTTTTTCAACTCCTGCGAAAATATATACTCCGCCTTTGCTAGCACTGCATCGCTTATCTTTAGTGCCTCAGTGTCAAGATCGGATAATTTTCGTAAATAAAAAAAGCTCCTGCCATCTTTTGCGACTGCTTGACCTGTCAAAAATCCGCTTGTGTTGCCTTTGTTCTGCCTTGTTTTGGTAAGCCCTCTAACATAGAAATGTCGCCCTTTTGGTATGCCGTAGTCATATCCTTTTGGTCTTGCGTGAGCTTCGAGCATGAAAGGCGTTATCGCTTTTGGCATGGCAAATATTTTGATACTTAGGTCATCTGCCCTTGCTCCGCGTCTTACAAGACGCTTTTTATCAAGGTATCGCTTTTTTATCGATACTCTTTTTGCGATTAGCTCTCTTTGCTCTTTTGATACTTTTGTAAGTGTCCTATTCATAGCATTTTTTAACACTCTCGTGACTTCTTTGCTAAATTGATTAAAATCGCTCATAGTAAATAGCCTGAAATTCTTATTTTTTTTGTGTAATACCAAATACCATTAAAAAAGAGTTTGACAAAGTTATCGGTGCTTTGCGTCATCGAGTAGATAAGTATATAGTTGCCTCGCACGAGATCAAAGGCTGAAATTTTAAGCGGTATGGCTTGCTTTACTAGCTCTTCAAATCCGCTAAATTTAAGCACGTCATCGAGCAATATAGTAGCTTCAAAGCTAAATTCCTCATCATATCCTCCTAGATGTGTATATACTGGTCTTGTGATCGTGTTTTTCTTGTCGTAATTTACGCTTAAATTTTTCTCTATGCCTGCGACGTTATCGTCTATGCTAAAAACATATTTGTCGATCGTTATTATCCTCATATCTACCCCTAATCGCCATAACTATAGCTCGAGTTTTGCACCGCTTTGGCTACCGCCTGCGGCGTGGCGCTTGATCCGCTCATCGTGATATTTACTACTTTGTTGTCGTTGATAGTCTGATTTTTATTGTTTGCTGCGTTTTGCCTTTTAGCTTCTGCGTTCTCGCTTATCGCTCCGCTTGTGCTTTGCGTTTTTGGCTTGCTATCGTAAAATAAATTTAAAGGGTTATACCAACTGCGCTCAACGCCATCGCCAACGCCTAGCCCCTCTTTTATGCTTTTTGTGATGTCAAGGTTCTTGGCGCTATCTATAAGCGTGTTTATGCCATTTATAGCTGTCGTTATAAATTCGATTAAAAGCTTTATCGGTGTTAAAACGAAGTTGATCGCTCCTGCCACTACCTCGCCAAATTTAGCCCCTGCGTTTGTTAGCCCCTCTATCTCCTCTTTTGTGGCACTACTCTGTCCAAAAAGCGAGCTAAAAAAACTTGAAATTTTAGAGAATATAGGCGTTAATGGTGAGAAAGCTGCTTTAACGGCTGTAAAAAAGCCATTAAATACGTCTGTAACTGGTGCTATATTTTTTCTTAGTCCCTCAAAAAAGCCAGTGAAAAAGGCTTTTATGTGATCCCAATATTTATAAATTAGCGCTCCGGCTGCTGCGATTGCTGTTAATATAAGACCGATTGGATTGCTTAAAAACGCAAGGCTTAGCGCCCTAAAGCCTAAAACTATCTTTTTAAGCCCTCCGACAAATCCTAAAGATGTGCCGCCTGCCGTTTTTGTCGCCAGGCTAAAGCTATTTAACGCCTTGCTAGCAAGCGCCGTAAGTGTAGCTTTTGCTTTCATTGTAATACTGCATTGCGACAAAGATGCATTAAGTTTTACGCAGTCAAAAGGCAATAGCATTAAAATTTTACGGTAGCCGCCAAACGAGATCGTAAATAGTGCAAAGGCTGCCCTTGCTGCTGTCATAAATGCATTAAACCCTAAAAATGCAGCAACGCTAAGACCTATCTTTTTAACAAGCTCTTCATTGTTTTGTGCGAATTCGGTTATTTTTTTTATAAAGCCAGTGATCTTTTCTACTGCCGTGCTGATATATGGTATAAAAACATTACCGATACTTATACTAAGTGAATTTAATGTATTTTTCATTAGCTGGATTTTGTTTGCGACGGTGTTGCTTCTAGCTTGAAATTCTTTTTCGTTTGAGCCTAAAAATTTCTCCTTGCTGCTAACCTCATCAAGCGACTTTTTATAAACATCCATACCGCTTATAAGCGTTGCAATGTCGCTATCATAGTTTGTTCCCATAATGGCACTAAGCAAAGCTCCTCTTTTTTGTGGCTCGATGTTTTTCATAGTTTCAAGAAATTTTAAAACCGCGCCTTGTGCGTCCGTCTTCATCATCGCTGAGAAATTTTTTATACTTAATCCAGTATGTTTGAAAGCAGCTTTTTGTTTAGCTCCGAGTGACTCTATATTATTTAATTTTTTTAGCAAAGCTTCGGATGCAGTCGCCGCAGTCTCTGGCGCTTTACCAAGTGATATAAAAGCAGATGCTAGCGCGGCGGTTTGCTCTTTTGCTAAGCCTACTTGTTTGCCGATGCCTGCTATTCTTTTCATAACCTCGACTATTTCGCTAGCTTTGGCGGCATTGTTGTTTGATAGGTGGTTTATGGCGTCCATCATCTCGCCAGTCTCATCAAGGCTTAGCGACAAGATGTTTTTTATTTTGCCTATCGTATCGCCCGCGCTCTCTGCCGTGATGTCAAAAGCAACGGCTGTTTTGGCTGCCATTTCGGTAAATTTTAAAAGCTCCTCTTTTGCTAGTCCCATTTGCCCGCCAGCTGCTGCGACTTGTGTCAATCCATCGGCGGTCATCGGTATTACTTGGCTCATTTTTAAAATTTCATTTGAAAAGCCCTTGATCTCGTTATCATTTTTAAAATCAACTACTTTTTTTACATCTGCCATCGAGCTTTCAAAATCAATCGCACTTTTAATCGGTGCTGCGATCGCTGCTACTGATGCCACACTTGCGACGATCTCGGTCTTTAAATTTGCTAGCTTTTGCTTTGCCTCGTCCATATCGATGCGGATCTTGGCTTTTGTGGCTCTTTGCAAGTCTTCTTTTAGCTTCGCCATTTGTGTGTGAAAACCTGCTTTTTGAAACGGCTCAACTTTTAGCTTTTGCAGGGCGGCGTTATACTTTTCTATGCCTGCTTTTATGTTTGCATTTAGCTTATCGCCTAGGCTTATAGTGCTTCTATCAACGGCTTTTAAGATATTATTTAGCCCCTTAAGCTCCATGTTAAAGGTTAATGTTGCTTCTTGTGCCATATATTGCCTTTTTATTTTGATATTAGTAAAATATTAGTGATTTTTATACAAGGTGGTTAAAATGGATTATTTAGGCGCTCTTTTGGCTGGGTTTATGCTCCCTATCATTCTTATGGTCGGTGGCTTAATCGCCTGCATGTTTTGGTATATAAGCGTGCCTTTGCTTGTGCTTTATGCCATTGCTAAAATTTATAAGAGCAAGAGCAGCAACGCCGCTCTTTAGTTTTGATTTATGCGTTTTGCGATCTCAAAATAATCTACAAATTCGTTAAATTCTAATCCCATAACGTCGGATAATGTAAAATTTAGGGAGTGCGTGATTAGCGCAATCCCCTCTATTAGTTTTTTACATCAACGCCCATAAATCCGCTTATCGTCTTGCTAAGCTCTACCCACTCGCTTATCGGCAGTGAGTTTAAAAACTCCTTATTTAACTCGCCGTCACTCATATCAACGAGTAAATTTTTAGCTTGCTCGATCTCGTCACCCTTTGCGTTTTTTGTGGCGGATTGGATTTGTAGCAGAGTAGGGGCTTTTAAATAGACCTTTTGCCCATCTGAAAACGTAAATTCCTCTTTTGGTAGTTCGATTTTTTGAAGTGGCATTTTTATTCCTTTTTATAAAATATTTTTGCGTATAGTGCCAAATAAATCGACGCCGTCATTTTCAAATATATGGTTCAGTGCGTCATAAAGTATCACTCTTGCCCCTGCAACTTCGAGCTTATAAAATGTTAAGCTTACTTCAAAACTTAAATTTGCCTCTTTATTAAATTCAAATTTAGCACCATCAAGGCTTTTTATCTTGCCCTCAAAAGTAGCGATCACTTGCTCATCATCGCCGTTTGAATTTGTAGCGTTTGCTTTTAAGTATAGTTTTTGTGTCTTTGAACTATCCAGCATCTTAAAATATAGCTCGTTTAGGTTATTTACGGTGATTTTGGTATTTAGTGGCTTTACCACTGGCAAAACTGCTTCAAATTTGCCGATGCCGCTACTTGTTTCGATCGTCTCTTTTTCGATCTTTGGCAGTTCAACCTCAACGACCTCACCCATCAATCCGATGCCGTCAATAAATAAATTTCCACCTGTAAATGCTTGCGCTTTTAACATTTTTACTCCTTTTTATAGTTCTTCGATTAGTTTTTGCGAGTAATCGGTTACTCGGTAAATTCTATTGACTATGCGTTTTATTAGTGGCATTTCTTGGACGTTGTGTTTAATATACACTATGCCCTCGCTTATAGTTTCGTTTGAGTTTAGATCCTTTGGCACCGTGATCTCGAAGCCTACTACCACGTTATTGGCGGTTAGTCTTAGATAAAACGCCTCTAAGCTATCAACTACATTTTTGAGTACGTCGCGCATGCGTTTATCGATAGCCGTTTTTTGTGCTTTAAAAATCGTATCTATGGCAGTATAAAAAATAACATAAGTATGTATCGAGCTAAATAAGTCATCATTGCAAGTTTCTCCACCCCATGCCCTTATGCCATCATCGGCAATTATAAGGCTTACACCTTTGCCTCTTAATCTGTCTGCCTCGCAGTCCTCGCCTTGTATAAGCTCGACTTTGTCTTGAATTCCGATAACTCCGTCGATAACTCTATTTGAATACGTTTGTGAAAATCCGTACTCGGTTTCTGCCATAATTTTCGCATAGAGTGCTATTAGAAACGCACTAGCAGGGCGCACAACTTTATCAACTCTTATAACTTTTTGATACGAGATGATCGCTGTTTTTGTGCTGTATTCTTGCAAGGTGGTATTTATCTCGCTCTCTTTTGTTTTGTTTAGCTCGATCGCATAAACTCCACGCAAATAAGCGGCTATCTGCTTAAGTTTCTCGTGTGTGCCTTTGTCGTTGTAGCCAACTGCCAAAAAGAATTTAGGTTTTGTTCCGATCGTGGCTTCGCATTTTTTTAGCTCATCGATAGCGTTTTGGCATGCTACCTCATCGGCATTTTGATCGCTTGTTTTAGCAAAAACGCTGAGCACGATTTGGTTATGTAGCCCAGTGGCTTTTAGGTCTGTTAGCGTGTCTTTTATCGACCCCTCGCCGACCTCTTTAAGCGCTTCTAATATATCGCTATATAGATATAGCCCAGCGGTTAGCTTTGTATCGTCGCCGATTATGGCGATAGGGCGTTCATTGTTTATCTTGTATGGTGCAAGCGAGGCGTTATATAGCTCGACATTTACTCCAAATTTTGCTGCCATTTTCTCTCCTTTTAATTTTACTTTTTGTGCGTTTTTATTAAATTTGATTTTATTTTATTAGTATGCTTTTTATTTACAAGGGCATTTAAAAGCCAAAATCTCTTGGCGGTTTTTGCGAAAAGTCATCGCTGCCGACATCAAAGCTATTTAATTTCTTATCTATCACTTTATCCACGACCGCACTTATCCACGCCGTGCCACGCCATGCAAAAAAGCCACCAACCGCTAGACTAAAGCGGTTCTCTTTTGTAAAATAAAATGTAACTTCGTAAAAAATCCAACATATAAACATCGAGCTTATCGCGCTTATAATTGAATTTATTATTGCTTTGCCGCTGTGTAATGGCTTATGGCTATCATTTTCAAGGCTTAGCACTCCGCCGACAAAGCCAACGACTGCGACCCAAAAATAAAAACCCAACCTATTCATTAAGTCATCCATTACCCAGCCCCTTTTTTAAAATTTATATGTAAAAACATACATTATTAGGACGGATAATATTATTTCTATTACGACCATCTTATTTAGCCAGAAAGCTTTAGTTTTCTTTATTATTCGTTCCATTTACGCACCCTTATTTTTTATTGTCTATCTCTTTTTTCTTCATAGTCTTTTATAGCATCTAGTTGTTCTACGCAGGATTTATAACCTCCATAGACATCTATTAGCAATACCCCTGCGTCGCTTTGATTAGTCACGTTTCTATCTGCAATAAGTGGAGCTTCAAGCAGGTAGCTTGGTATCTTGTCATACTTATTTAGAGCTTCCTTGCTTGCGCAACCCATCAAGCACATAAGAAACGCTGATGTCAAGAGCATTAGACATATCCTTTTTGTCCTCATTTTGCACCCTTTCTTTGACTTTATTAGCCTTTATTTCTATTATCTGCTTTTGCCTGCTGACCTTCTCAATAGTGTCAAGTTTAAGAGATATGAGCCTATCTTGTTCGTTTATCTCATCTTTTAGCCTAAGGTTCATCTCATCACTAGACTTTAGCCTCTCCTTTGTGACACTTAGCTCATTGTCTAAGCTTTGATACCTATATCCAAGAAATAGGGTAGTTAGTAGCAAGAAGCCACTAAGATATAAACTGGGGCTTAGCATTGTTACTCCCTTGCACCCTCTTAAACGGATTTACACACCAAACACTTTTTAAAAATGCCTTGTCGTCTGGCTGCATAAATGTGGCTTTGTTGTGTTCGTTCATCTCTGCCACGTCGAGCAACTTCCAACCGATATAAATGCGACAATAAAAGCCACTTAAAAAGCCTTTGTAGCGGATCGTTTTGAAAAGTCCAAAGCGTAATCGTCCATCCTTTAGCTTTAGCGTTACTTTGCAAAAGTCACTTATTTTTCCGCCGTTGCTTGTTACTCTTGGGTTGCCTTGAGTGATCACACTCGACGGATCTATCTCGCTCACTTTTACGCCGTTTATTCTGCTTGAAAAGTAGCCAATACGATTTCTATATAGCCACTTTAAGCGAGCAAAATATGTTTTGTTTTTACCGTTTGGATAGTGTTCTTTGCGCCAGCCACTATCACCATTTATGGCTGAATTTACTCCGTTATAAGTGTCGTTTGCATCTTCAAACCATCTGGCCCACTTTGGCAAATGCTCACTATTTTTATCACAAAATGCCAAAGCAATAGGTACTATTAAATAGCCAAGTATCTCGAGCGGTAACTCAATAGCTATAATGCAAAAGAGCTGTAAAAACTCTTTAAATTTAAGCATCACTCATCCTTTTTATCTTTTGGCTTTTCTTGCTCTTTTTCTTTATATTTAGGACTTTTAGGGCAGCCGTCCCAAGTGCAGTTACCGTCTTTATCGAGTTTTGATGCACAGACTTCGCATCTCTTTACTTTTACTCTCATTTTTCATCCTTTTTATTTGGTCTAGTTTTCACAATATCCGTAAATTCATCGCCGCTCAAATACCAAAATGGCTTCTTGCCATCTTCGTATTGAAATTTGGCAAAGTCGTCTGGATGTGTCGCCAGATGAGCAAATACCCTGATAATGTTTGTCATGTTGCTATTGTCCCAGCCCTCGCATTTTCTAGCCCTTAGAAAAATCACGATAGGGCATAATAAAACGCCTACAATTAGCGACAATACGCAGATTATTATGTAACTCACTTTAGCCCCTCTCTTTGAATTATTAACTCTTTATACTCATTTCTTAAACTCTCTAACGCAGCCGTATTCCCGATAAACAATGCATGCCTAATATGATTCTCACACTCACTTATCTCAGCTTCAATTTCTGCTAGCTGTTTAGCTTTTTCATCTACCTTTGGCTCTTTACTTAGCCCCTTTTCTTGTCCTAATTCGGTTATTGTTAGGGCATTGTTGTCATTGTCATAGTAGGTTTTGCCTCGCTCGTCTTTGATTTGCTCCCACTTACCATTAGTAAAAATATTTGCGTAACCAGCTTTTGGCTCAGTTGGTGCGATCTGTGTTGCGTTTGGTGGCATTAGATAGATTGTTTCGCCCTTGCTGCTTGCTAGTGGATCTATTTGTGCTTCTACCTCGTATAAATATTCGTTATTTTTGGTGTCATAGATATAAATTTTCATAAGTTGCTCCTAGTATTTTATTAACACGACTACCGCCATATTGTATGGGCGGTTTTCGTTGGCGGTTGGCACTGTTCGGCTAGCATCAAAGTTAATATTAGTTCCTGATCCTCTTGTCATTTGTGCCCACCAACTAGAATTTACTTCACCACCAAAAGCCCCTTGAGCTTGTATACTACCATCAGTGTTACTTCTAGTGACTATGCTACCAGTGATATTTCTTATTGCATCCCCTTGAGCTGTACCCAGAGCGGCTGCATTGCCACCAGTACCACGCATGAATTTTCCATCCGTGAAGTTTGGCAGTAAGAATTTATCGCCACTTTTACCATACGTATAGCCGATCTCCGCGAAAAGCGCGGAGTATGCATTTTTGTCAAGCGCTGATCCGTCACAACGGAGAAAGCCCTCTGGTGTATTTGAGTTTGAACTATATAAAAGATAGCTTCCGACTGGTATAGCTTTTTGTAACTCAGTTTTTAGAGCAAATTTGTTATCGCTTTCTTGTTTGGTGTATGCGTCTATCTTGTCTTTTAACTTAAGAAACATCTTTTCGCACCATTTTCTGGTTGCCAACACTATATTGTTATCAACCTTTAAAATGATGCTTTCACTCGCATTTGCGATTTGAAGTTTAAAATTTAATGTGATGTCTTTGCTTGACCCCTCGTTTAAAAGCGGCTTATAAGTATCTGCAAGGCGTGCCACTGCAAAGAGTGAGCCATCATCGCAGTATATACCAGCCGTTTTTATGTAAAATCCGCCAACTTCAGGCGGTATTATGGCATCGACGTCAAGTATGTTATTGTCGTTTTCGTCTATCGTTACGGCGTTTATTGCACCCCTATATTTCTCATTTGGTATTGATGTCGTCTGCTCGCTTAGCTCTCCATCGTAATCGCTTACTACAACTTCTTTTAATGCGATCTTTGATCCGTCGCTAGCAGTTTTTAAAAGTTTATTTATGCCACTAGCTGTTAAAAGTGTGTATTGCTTCATTTATCCGTCCTTTATCTTGTTAAAACTCTTATTGCATCGATTGGTATGCTTATGATCTCGTTTATCTGCGTAGTAGCACCAACTTTAAAGCTTGCTCTTTGGCTTATATTTGATATTACGTAAGGGTCTACGCTTATGCTTTCACCGCTAAACGTGTAAGAGTAAGCTTTTAAATTTATGCTAGCAGTCGCTTTTATGCTTGCTCCATCATAGACGCTACGCACGTTTTTATATGTTTTGATTAGCTTATCGGTCTTTGCTACTTGTTCTTTGCTTAGCCCTTTGCTCGCGTCCAAAATAAGCTTAAAATGATATGGCTCGCCGCCGTATTCGCTCCACTGCTTGGTACTTGCGCCACTATAATACGCCTTTAGCCCAGTTTCTAAATTCTCGTTTGTCCCCTCAAAAAAGTAGGTTTTTAGCGGTGCTTTTAGTAGCTCTTTCGTCTCCTCTATGCTTAGGCTTTTTGGCTCGGTATCAAACTGATGAGCTAGATAAGCCCTATTTAGCTCGGTTTGGTTATAAAAAAATCGTTCATCAAAGGCTAAATACTCATCCATTTTTGGCGCAAAGACTTCATCAACCCTAAAAAGCACATCGTTATAAGCTCTTAAATCAAGCATGATTAGCCTTGTTTATTTGAAGTGAATTTAAAATAATGATGCTATCTCGGTCGGCTGGTGGGATTGGTGTTTTTACCTCAACGGATGCGGTATTTTCATCAAAAGCCACTTCGATGATCTGCGAGATGTGCGGCGTCTCGTTAATCTTTAGCGTGCTAAAAAACTCTTTTATCCTTAAGTCTGCATTTGCTAAAATTTCATTAAACATAAAATTCTGCTTTGGCGCGATCTCAATAACTAGATCAAGACTAACTTTATTTGCCTCTTTTATGCGTACATCATCGGTTAGTGGGGTTTTGTCTTTTAGCGCCTCTTTGATCTTTTCTTTAGCGATTTGCTCGCTAAATTTGGATAAATAGACTACTTGCACGACGCCAGCACTTAGCTGATATACATTTGCTTTGCTTATGCCCTCGACGCTCAGGACGTGAAAAAGATAAGCTTTTTCGCTGCCTGCAGTGCTAAAGCGATGAAGTGCTAACAAAAATCTATCCCTCAACTCGTCATCGCTCTCACGCGCCTTAAAGCCGCCAAAAGGCTCTTTTATGTTTATCTCGGTTATGTAGATGTTTGGTATTTCAAGCGTTGTGGTTTCGTAAGGCTCTTTAAAATAGTCTGCCGCTTCGATCTCAACTATCGCCGTGTCGCTTACGTATATATCTTTTAGCAGATATGCAAAATGCCCTTTGGTGTCTGTGAATTTAGTGCCTTTGCTTAGAAATGTTGAGCTATTTACTTTTATCTCGACCTTTGCGATCGGCTTTATCTCTTCGTTTCGCTTTATACCGATTAGTTTTACAAGCTCATCGAGATACTCGCCTTTGCTAAAAAGTAGGTAATTTTGAGAAATTTTAACGTTTGTAAGCTCGATAAAGTTGTTAAGTTTAAACAAAAATATATCAATAAGCGTCATATAATCATCCCCTATTAGTGGGATGTAGTCTAGCTTTCCGCTCTTTGTTTTAAACTCGCTTATGATAGCTTCTCGCTCTTTGTCTATATCTAGTGGCTTTATAAAATTTGGCACTTTCATATATTCAGCCTTAAAAATTTAGCTTCTTTGTCTTGTGTGTATGATATTTCGCAGATGATCGAGCCGTTATCGTCCTCAAAGCTTATGCTGTCAGTTTGAATGCGTGGCTCATGCTTTTTGATCTGCTCGGTTATATCCTCTTTTAGCGCCAGCAGATTATAAAGATCGGCGCTTTTGTCTATATGCCTATCAAGTCCAAAAAGAGGGCGTAAGGTCTTTGTATATTTGTTCGTGATAAAAATACGCCTTAAATTTTCCTCTACTTCGATTTGATGCATTTTTGCCCTTTTTTTGCTTTGATTGTATAAAATTGCATAGACAAAAATTTACAAGGGGATTAAATGAAATTTGTTTATATGTTTTTGCTTTTTATGTCTATTTCATTTGCCGATCCAATTAAAATTATTAAAATTTATGATGGCGACACTATCACTGCATTAACGAGCCAAAAAGAAAAGATTAAAATTCGTCTTTATGGCATTGATGCGCCAGAGCTAAAGCAGCCATTTGGCAAAGCCTCTAAACGCCACCTAATCGATCTAATTTCAAATAAATCATTGAATATCAACGAAAAAGGTAAAGACAAATATGGGCGCACTTTGGCTGTTTTGTATAATGGCGATCAAGACATAAACGCTCAAATGGTTATCGATGGCTATGCATGGGCGTATGATAAATTTTCAAAAGATTATGTTGCCTTTCAGCAAAACGCGCAGGCGCTTAAAAAAGGGCTTTGGATCGATAAAGATGTAGTTCGCCCCTCTGATTTTAGAAAGTTCAAAAAATCATCTAGGTAGTGATGTGCCGCCGTCGGTGTCGTTGTGGCTATGACCAGTTAGATCGCCCCTTGCGTCGGTTATATTGCCAGTTGTGGTTAGATTGCCTTTTATCCTTAAATTTCCGTTGATACTAAACTCACCACTTCCGCCGCCGTCTCCTGACGTGGTGATCGCGCCTTGTATGTTTGTGTTGCCTAAAATTTGCACGCTAGGACTTTTTATAGTGGTTTTTTGCGCAGTTAAATTTGCGTTTTTGCAAGTTACGTTTATGTCGTTTTGCACCACTATATTTATCACTTTTGGATTTGTGATTTCAAGCGTTGAGCTTGATGTGTCGTAGCTTATTATCGTGCCGTCCTCGTACTGGCTTACTTCTTTTGTTGTGCTTGCGCCGCTTGGTGTGCTAAAGTCTGAATTTAAAAAGCTGCCTATCGCGATCTTTGCTCCGCCAAAATCAACTAGCATAACTTGCTCGCCAACTCGTGGCGGCGTAAAGCTTCTTTTGTATGAATTTGCAAATTGCAAGTAAGGTATAAAAGGTGTTATGGTGCCTAAATAATCAACCCTTACAAGCTCGTTTTTAACCTCGCAGATTTTTCCTAAAAATAGCTCTCTCATGCTTCCCAAAGCTCGCTTTTATAATAAATTTTTAGTGTGATCGTGCTTAGGATATACTCGTCATCGTATAGCTCAAAACTCTCACGATTTAGACTTGTTTGCTCTATCTTTAGAAATTTGCTTTTATACCCTTTTAGCGCATTCAAAACGGCTTTTATTATATCGTTTGATGCGCTATATTTCGCAGTTATCATTCGCACCTCAACGCTTAGAGCGTGCGAGATGCTGACAAAGGCATCGTTTTCGATAGTGTCGTCGGTGTCTTTTATGATGATTATGGGTAGGTCTTTGCGCTCAAATGCTGGAGTTAAAAAAAGTTCCACATTCTCGCAAAGTGGCTTAAGCAGGGTAAAAAGATCGTTAATGATTGTTTCTCTTTGCATTTTTACGCCTCTTTTAGATATAGCCGTTTTGTTACTTGGTTTTCAAGCTCGATTTTGGTAATGATATATCCTTGCTCGTTTATCATTACCTCATCTTTTACTCTTAGCTTTATGCCGTCGTCATCATTAATTAGCGCCGTTGTTTGCGTTGCAACTGCGCCGTCATCAAAGATCACTTTGGCGTATTTGTTGAAGTGACAATTAAGCGCTATATCGTCTTTTGTTAAAGTGGCGTTTGTCTTTGCAAAAAGGCTCTTTACATCTCTTTTTACCATCTGCATATTAAGCATTTTACCCCTCGATGCCGTCTAAATCAACGCCTAAGTCATCATCCTCGCTATCATCTGGTCGCTTTTTGTCTTGCTTTTTAGCTTGTTTTTCTTGCTCTTTTACGTTTGTGCCTCTTAGGTTTTTAGTCTCTTTTTGCTTTTCGCTGCCTGCTACTGGCTCGATGCATTTTATATCGACAAGCCTTTTTATAAAAAGCTCGTCCGTGCCAGATGCGAATTCTATCTCGTCGCCTGCTTTATAGTTTTTTGTTGATATTCTCGTGTTGTAAAGAATTTTATACTTCATTTTTTTACCCTTTTTAAATTGCCAACGCTCTATTTTTCCAGCCGTTGGTGTAAATTTTGAGTTTTGGATTTTTACTGACTAGGCTTGCATAATATGCGATCTCATAGCTGTCAAATTCAACGTTAAATTTGTCCTCGTCGTATGCATTTAGCGCATTTAATGTTTGCGTTCCCATAACTCCATCAACCGCCACATTTAAAAGCGTTTGAGTGAGCTTTATGGCTACTTTTGTGCCTACATTTACGCCAAAAACAAATATCTCGCTGGCTTTTAAGTCACTTTCTACCTCATCAAGCCGCATCTTATCCCAAAACTCTCGTTTATAAAACTCATAGACTAAAGCCACAAGATCGCTGTTGTTATAGAGTGTAACGCTAGCTTCTTTTAAGCTTTTGCCCTTTAGCACTTGTTTTACAAGCTCCCATCCCTTAAAATTAGGATGGGCACACTCATAAATTCCGAAAAATGTCAAGCCGTTTTCGGTTTCGTTCTTATGCAGTGCAAGGCTTGGGCTGCTAAATTCAAGCCTCATTAAAAATTGCATAGACTTAGTGAAATTTGACATTTTTATGCGCTTGTCTTTGAAATTACAAATGATTTTTCACGTGCAAGTTTGGCATCTACGTCCAAATATAGCTCTAGGATAATATCACCGCCTCTTTCGTTGTGAGTAAGTAGCTCAATCCCCTTAAATGAGCCAATAAAGATGTCTTTAAAATCGCCAAATACTACATCACCGCTTTTAATAAGCTGTGTTGTAAAGTATGGATAGCCTTGTAGGTTTCCTAGCTCTTCGATTAGCATCTTTTCGTTTGATACGCCGCGCGCTGTTGCTTTTAGCTTGCTTACATCGCTATTTTTTAGCGCAAATTTAGCATTTGCGATATTGCCGTTGTTATTTTCTAGTGTGTCGCCAAAGCTTAAAGTTTTTTCTAATGTCGGAGCAGTCATATACGCAGCGATGCTTGGTACTCCGCTTATTTCAAAAATGCCTTTGATTACGCCTTTGCCATAAAGGATCACTTCTTCAAGCTTTTTACGTATTGCGAATTTCATTGCTTTATAGGCAAAGCTCTCTAGTCCAAAGGCTGACATATTCATCATCGTTCTTGTGATCCTAATAGTTGCGAGCAACGTATGAGGCTCAAGAATGATCTTGTCAAATGATAAGTTTTCGCTATCTCTGCTTTGTCCTTCTTCTACAAAATCAGCGGTAATGTTTGAGTTATTGCGTGGGATTTCCACTCTTTGGCTTAGCCCATCAAGCCAGCTGCACTCGCTTAAAAGTGGGCTTTCTTTTTTTACTTCTTCAATGAGCAAATCATCTCTAAATTCAGTCGCGATCGCGCCTGCACCTTGTGTCGTTGTTGTGATGCTATCGTTAAATCTCGCACCAAAGTCAGGCGGTAAAACAAAGCGACCATTGCTTTTATTAAAATAGTTTTCTACTTCAAAGCCTAAATCTGCCGTGCTAGCGTTGCCTGCATTTTTAATTATGTTTGCTAGGCTAAATTCTTGTGTGTTCTCTCTTTTCATAATGTTAAACTCCTTTATGTCGTTGGTTTTTTGTTGTTGTTCTTTTAATTTGTTGCTAAATTCGCTAAAGCTTATCTTATTTTTTATTGCCTCTAGTGCTTCAGCTTGTTTGCCTAAAATTTCGGCTAACTCAATGATCTCTTTTGTCTCGTCTTTTTTTTCAGCTTTAAATTCAGTCTTTTCATCCTCTTTTTGTATCTCTTGTTCTACTGCTTTTGGTTTTTCTTGCTCTTTTGCAAAATTTGCCACTTTCGCATTTGGATCAGCTCCTTGCCATACTGCGCTAAGCTCATTTATTACGCCGTTTATTATCTCAAAATGCTCGATACCACCTATCGGCTCGCACTCTTTTAGCTCATAACTCTTAAATCCTACGCTCACGCTATCGCTAAAGCCTGCTTTAAATTTGGCGTATGCTTCACGGCTTTGGCTTACCTCATCGTTAAATTGTACGATCACCTTAAAGCCCTTATCGTCTAGCTTTGTATCTATGATCTTGCCGATAGCGTTTTCAAAACTTACATCATGATCTAAATATAGCGTCGTAGCTTCAAATTTCACGCCGCTTAAATCCACGCTTAGATAATACTCGTCGCCAAAAAATGAGTAGCGTTTATGTAAATTATTATGACTTAGCGCTAAAAAGCTTATTGTTTTGGCTTCGTCGTTTATCGCGTTATCTGCCAAAACGGCTTTAAATTTAGATATATCCTCATTTTGCAGATTGATCTTGTTCATCAATTTCTCCTTTTAAAATTTTAATTTCCCTTAACTTTTCTACTAATTCTTTCTCTTTTTCTAGCTCGTCCATAAAATCATCAAGCTCGACGCCTTTCTCTCGCAAGACCTCGGTTATCGTCTTAAATCCTGCGCTAATGGCGATCTTGTTCGCATTTACCTCTTTTACTGGGTCGATATACTCCCAGCCTTGGGATTTGAATGTGAAGTGCCCTATTAGCTGCTTATAATCGCTTGGCTTGATGCGTCCTGCGATTAATTCGCACTCCATCCATATCTTAAAAACTTCGTCGTGAAATTTGCGCTTTATAAAATTTTGTATTCTTTTAAAATTTCGGCGCTCTGCGATCGTGCCTTGACGAATGGAGCTGTAATTTACTTCTCTCAAATCGCCAGTATAAGTGGAGTAGCTAAGCCCTAGCGAGCGAGCGACATCCCTATCGGTGCTTTTTAAAAAATACTCCATATTGATCGGATTGTGCGGCTCTACAAATTGCGGAGTGATGCCATCCTCTAAAAATGTAAATGTGCCAGTCTGCACGCTTTCAGGCAAATTTATCTCTTTTTGTCTTATCTCGCCGTCATCGCCGTACTCGACATTGCCAAGTATCGATCCCTCGTCTTTGTGAGTAAAAAATCCAGTTAGCTCGCTCGCAAGCCTTGCGCGGTCAAGCTCTGCTTTTTTTAGCTTGTCTTTGCTGTGAGTGTCAAAGATCGCACTTGCTAGCTTGCTTACGCCTCTTTTTTGTTTTGAAAGTGATGCTTTTTTTATATGTATGATCTCGGATGCTGGGATCACTTCATATTTGCCATTTTTAAGCAGGCGGTAGTATGCTTTTGGTGTCATCTCTCGCTCGGCATCGTATTCTATGCCGTAATATATATGTTTGCTCTCGTCGGTTAGGTCGTTGTCTATGTCTTCGGCGTCGATTAGCTCGATTTGTAGCATATCGCCTTTGTGTAGCTTGATAAACGCCTCGCCGTCGCGATAAAGCGCAGTTAAAATCATCTCCTCATAATCGCCAAAATCATAAACGCCATATTTGCAGCATATATGTTCCCACTCAAAAAATGATTTTTGCACGGCTTGATTAAGATTTTTCTTTGGCGTAGTTATATCAAGGATAAAACCTTGCTCGCCGTAAATTTCACTGCATAGCGTCTCAAAAAAGCCACTTGTTAGAGATACTGACGTGCTTATGCTGCGTGCTTGTTTTCTTAGCTTTGCACTTACTTTGTCGATGTCTTGATTTCTTAGTAGCTGGCTTATCTCGTATGAGTTTATTCGGTTAGGCTCTAAGCTTGGATATTTGAAAAAATTTATCTTTGGTTTTACGCTTATGTTTTTAGATAAATTTTGCTTTGTTTTTCGCTTCATCAATATCTATCCCCAAAAATATATGTTTTGCTAGTCGCTTTTGCCTTTTGTGCGTCTTTTATGATGCTTGCTCTTATTCTTCTTAGTTCGCTTATTAGCTCTAGTGGACTACGCTTTACGACTTTTAAGTTATCGATCCAGTATTCTTTTATCTCGATGCCATCTTTGAGGTTATCCAAAACATCATCGATCGCGCTGTCGATTAATAAAATTCTCTCTTGTGTAGTCATCAGCCTTTAGCCTTTTTTGCTTTTTTGGCTCATTTTAGAGAAATTTATAAATATTTTTTACAAGTGAGAAAGAGGGGATTTAAAAGCTATCTACGCAAAATCTTTATAAATTTTGGCGTCCTTTAGCTCGGTTAATATGCTTTCAACTTCATTATTGATCGCGTTTTCTACCTCATCGCTTAAATTTATGCTACGTTTTAGCTTATTTGGCAGCGAATAAAGCTTGTTTGATACTGCGGCGGCGATGTCGCTTAAGTCTTTTTCTAACCTATCAATGGCTATTACTTCGCCTTTTTCTTTGGCTAGCCTTAGCTCCTTTAGCTCTGCATCCGCTAGCTCTTTTTTGGCTCTTGCCTCGCTTAGTTCAAAGCTTTGAGTGGCAAGTTTTATCTTGTAGTCGAGATAAGCATCAATGCAGGCGGTCAAATCCCACTTATTGCGCTCCAGTTTTTTAATAACGCCCTCACTCTCTAGCTCTTGCACTCTCCTATCGGTTAGCCCTAAAGCGTTACTTAGTTCTTTTGTGCTTACTTGCATTTAAATTCCTTTTTAATTTGTGCCAAATAAGCTCATATCGTTTTCAACCTTTTTTCTAAACTCTTCTTTTTTGACGTTTAAATTTACTAGATATTGCTTATATCTTGGATTGCCTTTGCAAAAATTTTCAATGATAAAATCCGCCATGTCTGACTTTTTCATCTCGTAAGCTTCGCAAAGCTGCTCAAAGCGTGATGCGTTTTCTACGCTCATATTTAGGTCGTATCTTGTCTTTTTTACCAGCACCTTTTTATGAATTTGCATTTTTAATCCTTTTTCGTCTTAGCTCGTTTTTGATAAGTTTTGCCGCTGCGTATGCCAGCACTGTTATATCCAAAGCTTCGTTTCTCTCCCTAGTCTTGACGTATTGCAATTTTGTATATCCTCTTTTATTTTTTACCTCTTGCAACTTCTCGGCGGTTAGCTGCAAAAAGAATTCATTTGTGAAATTTTTGTTATAGTGAAAATAACCCTCGCCAGCTTCTTTTATGCTAAGTAGTCTAAAAAACTCGCTTTTACCTTTAAAAGTGCCTATGTTTATCAGCCTAACGCCTTTTTTTAGCACTCTTACTTTATTTAGAAATTCTACTTTTTGGCTCGCTTCGCTTGCGCCTTTTGATGCTATGAAATTTGGCGCTAAGCTCACAAAATCATAAACTCGGCTGGAGTTAAAACCGCTATCAATTAGCGCCAACGTAGTGCTTAGGATTTTGCCGTCCTCTCTTTTAAATTTACGCTTTAGCTCCCTAAAAAGCTTTTGCCAAACTTCATCTTGGTCAGTATTTCCATAAATTTGCTTATAATCGATGTTGTATGCCTCGTAACCCTTGCACCAGCCAATAAAGATAACCTCAACGCGGTTTCCTTGTATATCTACTCCAGCAGTGATAAAACTTACATTTTGTGATAAATTTTGATCGTCATACTCTTCAACCCTATTTAATAGCTCGTTTTCATTAAAGCTTGTATTTGGTGGCTCATAAGCTAGAGCCTCGATCGTATTTTTAAACGTTTGAATTTTTAACTCGTCGCCTTTTGCGTCAAGATAAGTCTTGACTATCTCGCTCATTTTGTAAAAAGGGCTATATATGGCGTTTAAGAAAAAGCCTGCTATTTTTGATTTAGGGTTTTGTGCGACCCAACGCCCATTTTTTACGGCTTCGTTCTTGTCTTGCTCGCTTAGCAGGCTACCGCACTCGCTACATTGATATTTTACGCTTTCATTTATTAGCTCTTTGTGTTCGTCTAGCTCGTATATGATGCGCTCAAATATTAGCTTTTGTTCGTGCTGACAAAAAGGGCACTTTACAAAAAATAGCCTTTGATCGGAGTTTATAAATTCTTTCTCGATCGTGCTAGCGCCTGAAATGGTAGGCGTCGAGCTTATGACTATTTTGCGGTCGTAAAATGTAGCTGTCCGCCTTTGTGCCAGCTCTATGCTGTCGCCCTCTTTAGTAGCCTCGCATCGATCCGCCTCATCAACCAGCAAAACTTTTATAGGCTTACTTGCTAGCTTTGATGGCGAGTTTGAGCCAACTAAAGCTAAATTTCCGCCCCTAAAGTTTTTAATAAGTATTGTATTATTCGCGTCGTTTGCATTGATTAGTTCGCTTAGCTCGTGCGTATCTCGAAACATCGGAGCTAAACGCCTCTTTGAGTAATCCTCTGCATCGTCTTTGTTTGGCAGCATAAACAAAATAGTGCTTGGCTCTTGGTGGATGTAATAACCCAAAACATTATTTATTAGCTCACTCTTGCCTAGCTGTGACGCCCATAACAAAATGACCTTTTCACGTTTTGGATTTGAGATTTCGATCATAGGCTCACGCTGGTAAGAAAAAGCCTTAAATTTTCCAAAGCTTGATGAGCTTTCTTTACTCAAAAATCTATATCGCTCCGCCCACTCTATCAAATTTAAGCGAGGCTTTATAAAAATGGATTTTGCAAAGATTTCTATAATTTTACTCATTGATTTGTCTATAAATTTAAAAAAGGGGCTTTTGAAGTGATAACCGATAACAAGCGTATTATACCCTTTATTAGGTTATTTTGCAAATAAAACGAGTAATTTTTAAGCTATCTTTTAGCTTTTTATCTTTTGAATTTTTACTTTTTTAAGCCTTTTTCTCAAAAAAGACAAATTTTAAACATCCAAAAGCCAACTTTCTATAACTAAAAACGATAACGAAGTGCCTAAAAAACGATTATAACCCCATTTTTTTCGCGGTTTGCCACCGCATCTAAAAATAAGGGCTGAGGAGGACCCATAAGAATTTTTTACCCTATCTCGCCACTATTAAGAGATGGGATTTTTAATTGATGCTTAAAGCTCATTTATAAAATAATATAAGCATAGCGATAAGCTCAGCGATTATTGCTCTTTTTTCGGCATAGATATATCCTTTATATTCAGCGGAGATTAAGCCGAAATATATGCCGTATTTGTCGGAGCGGTGTTAAATTTACTTCTTTTTCGCGCCTTTACATACGTTCTCACACGGCACGCCGTCGCCGTCTCGGTCAAAGCTGCTGCGTCCGCATTCTTTTAGATAGTGGTAGGCTTCGGCGCAGCTAGTCATCTGCTTACAAAACCGCTTAGAGCAGTCAAATTTATCGGCGGCAGTTGCTACCACCGCCAAAAGTAAAATTAAGAATAGATTTTTCATTTTTAGTTCTTTGGTAATATTTTGCATTTAAAATTATCTTTTGATCTTACACACATTAAGTGTAAAACTCCATCACGATCAAGACTTTTATATGAAGCTATATTGTATTTTTTTAAGACTTCCATAAGGTTATTTACTGCATAAGATACATCTACCTCGCCAGTATCTAAAGTTATAGTAGCCCCTATCGTTCTTTCCTCTACTCGTAACTCCTTTTTTATACTTTCATATAGTTTTGGTTCGGCATCTTTTATGGTTGCTAAAGTATCTGCAAAATTAGTATAGGCATCGAAATAATTTTCATCTAAACTATCCATATTATCACTATTTAGTTCTCCATCTATATAGCTTGCTATATCTTTATAATGCGTCCTATCTCTATCAAAAAATGAGCATTTTGAGTTTTGTAAATTTTTCATATTTGGCAGTTTGTTATCAAGGCATCTTTTCATATATTCAAAAAACGATGGTCTCATATTGTCTAAAAAAGTAAAAGTTACTTTCCCAGCCTCTTTTACTATCTTGTCTTTGTCGCTATCGCTTAAATCGCCTATTGGCTCATCACTCGTTTTTTCTACTGGTACTTTCGTTTTTACCTCATCATTTTTAAACAAGCTCGCCTTTTGATACTCGCCGCTGTAGTCTTTGCCACTTGAGATAAGATCATTAACCTCATCTATATTTATCCACTGCGGATATGGTCTTGGTAGCTCTTTGAGATTTTTTATATCATTGCCTCTAGTTTTTATCATTACCTCTCTTTGTGATATGGCTTTGCCATTTATCGTGTATATATCAAAGCGTCCATCGGAGTTTGTTTTTGTATCATCCACCACATAAAGACCTCCTATATCATTACCACCTTTAGTGTAACACTTTACAAATACATATCCCTTATACTCGGCGGTGCTACATTCAAGAGGATTATATTTTTTATAAAATTCATTATAGTAGTAGATCATTTGATCTCTATACTCTTTTTTGTCCGCCACTGCTCGATCTTTTGGCGGTGGTGTTTTTACTGCGTCCGCTTTAGGGGCGCTTGTTTTATTACTATCCTCTCCATTTGAAACAAAAAGATAAATAGCAAAACAAGCCAGCACTGCATAAATGATCTTTTTCATTTTTTATTCCTTTAAACTATGCTTTTTATTACTTTACCTATGATCCTAAAATGCTCTTGTGTTTCGTTTATATCGATCTCGTAGCTTTTAAAATTTGGATTGACTGAGATGATCTTTAGTTCGCCTCTAGGGCTTAGCTGTAAGACTTTCGCCATTAGCTGACCGCTAAAATTTACGACGTAAAGCCCATCGCCTCTAAACTCGCCATCATCACAAAATATAACCCAGTCGCCATCATGTAGCATTGGCATCATGCTCTCGCCGCTTATCTCGATAGCGTTTAGCTCTTTTTTAGGTGGTGTTTTAAAAAACGCCCTAGATATTGGCATTAGCTTACCAGTCTCGTAAGCTTTTATGTCGTCGATCTCGTTTCCACCGCCTGCGCTTGCCTTGACCGATGTTGTTTTGCGGATGAAATACATATCCGCGTCGCTTGGAGTTGGTTTATTTTCGTGCATTTGTCCTATTCTTAACTCCCATTTTTCAGGGATTTTGTCTCTTTTTACCCAACTATCTATATTTAATTTGCTAGTTTCTAAGAAATCAGCCAACTCACTATCCGTTCGCAAGCCCCATAAATCCTTTAGTTTATTCAGTTTTTCGCGAGCGTTCATTTTTAAAATCCTCCACATTTTTTTAAAAATAGGGCAAAAGCCTTGACAAGTAAGACAAAATGTCTTATAATTCACTCATCAATAAAACAATTATAGCAAAAAGGGTAAAAAATGATGAGAAACAAGACGCCAAACAAAAAAACAAAACAAGAGGTGTAAGATGAAAACACTAGCGCAACTTATATACGACAAAACAAGATGGACGCTAAAGGCTTATTGCGAGATGAGGGGAATAGCTTATTACGCACTTAGTGGCGGATATGTGAGTAAAGCAAATGCAAAAATACTAGAAAGCGATGGTATCGACTGGCGAAGTGCATCAAACGCCAAAGTAGGCGATGGCACGTGTGCAGGCACTATCTATCTAAATAAAAACAAAGCAAGCTAAAAGGACAACAGATGAGCCAAAAAGATAGAAATATAGGCGAAATTTTAGCCTTTATCGAGGCGATGGCGGCGCTTGGCTATGAGGTTGAGCTAACAAAAGATGGCAATTTCAAGGGTATGAGAAAGGCTAAAAGATGCGATACGAGATATTAGAAAAGCTAGATCAGTTTTTCAGCGTAAAAGAGCATTTGGAGCGATTGGATGAGGGGTTGAAGCAACTAAAAGATGAGCGTAAAAGCTCGCTTGAAACGCTGGAGCGACTAACGGATGAGCTTAAAGACGTTTTGAAAAAGGAGAAAGAATGCTAACGCCAAATCTTTTATTCTTATTTATGCTCTGCGTTGCGGCTGTGGCATTGATTTATACAAAATAGTTTTTAGTTGGTCGTTGAGACCTAAAAAAATAAAAGGATTGATTTTGAATTTTAGCACTGGGATTGATGCTTATCGCTTTATCCTCTCAAAGTCTAGCTTTTTAAAATTTATGCGCAAGATCGAGCTTAACACGAAGCTTCGCAGCATAAACCGAAACAAAGCCATAACGACTTACGTGAAAGATAAATTTAAAGCCGATAAGCCCTTAATAATGCCAGTTGGCAACGAATTTAAAATCCGTTATGTGAGCTTTAAAAAGGGTGTGACGAGCCTTACAAACTCGATGATCGTAATCGAGAATTCAAACGAGCTAAACGACTTATGCAAAAAGCGTAAAAAGCCCTACGGATACTATATTAAAGTGGTATTTGCAGGGCTTTACCAGCCTAGCCGTGAAGTTTTTAAAGAAACTTACAAAGTGCTAAGTAAATTTTTGCGTCGCTTCAAACCTTACGAGTGGGATATAGCGCATGACTTTAAGTGCGATGAGCATGCAGGATCAAGCTCAAAAGAGTGGCTTAAAAAGCGACTTGATCGTTTTGGTGACAAGTTCATAAGTTATAAGAGCACCATTTACGCTAACGCCTGCTATGAGCGTTTTTATGGACTTAAGAAAATTTGCTTTTATGACAAATTTGAGAAGCAAACAAACTACCATCATCAAAAGCTAGATGAGAGCTTAAGGGGATGGCATAGACTAGAGCTTACTTTTAAGCTCAAAGATAAATTTATAGATCACGCAGAATATGACCGCTTGGCGGAGTATGTGGCGGTAATGGACGAGATGATCAACCGACTAACTGGCAACGCTTATCCTTACGGCGTTGATATTGGCGTGCTTGGCGAGCAAGTGGAGTTTATAAAGGATAATCGACGTCATTTATCTTTTACAAAATCCGCAAAAAAGGCAGAGTATGTTTAAAACACAAAAAGCGGCATTTGCATTTAGCAAGGATGAGCTAAGAAATTTAGTTGAGGGCTACCCCTCTATAAGACACTTGAGAGAGGCTTACGCGATGAAAGCAGAAAAGACACTAAAAGTATATGTTGCAAGCCCCTATGATACGGTGCTAAATGCAGGCTTTAGCGTTGGCGACGCCTTTTATTTGGCAGGTAAAGCACAAGATAGGGCTAAGCATATCTTTAGCTCGAAATTTAACTTTTTTGTGCCAGTTTTGGAATTTGGCGAGCTTGATATAAGCCGCGATGAGGCTATGAAAAGGTGTTTTGACGAGCTTAAAAAGTGCGATTTTCTCTTTATCGCCGACGTGATTTATAACGACAAAAGCAAAGGGATAAAAGAGGAGTACGAATTCGCAAAAACTAATCATATATGTGTAGTTTTTGAGAATTTACAGATCAAAGAGCGATTTTTAAAGGGCGAGTGATGAAAATAGAAAAAATAAATTATATGAGCTACAAAGACGCGGCGGCGATGCTAAATTTAAGCATCATAACGATCAAAAAATGGGCGCAAAAGGGCATCATAAAGCGCTACGCCGTAACTGCTAGAAGTGTTTTTGTCGATCGTGATGAGATTTTAGAACTTATCAAGAGCAAAGGGGCGTAAGATGGACGTTTTAGATCAAGTAGTAGCCGATGACTACGCTATTTATAACGGCGATAGTTGTGAAGTGATAAAGGGCTTTGATGATGAGAGCGTACATTATATCATCTACTCGCCACCTTTTGATAGTCTTTATACATATTCAAACTCGGATCGTGATATGGGCAACTCGGACAAAGGCGAGTTTATGGTGCATTTTGAGTTTTTAGCTCGTGAGCTTTTTAGGGTGCTAAAAAGTGGGCGATTGATGAGTTTTCACTGCATGAATTTGCCATATTCTAAATTTAAGGACGGCTATATCGGCATCCGTGATTTTAGAGGCGAGCTTATAAAGCTTTTTGAGAGCGTGGGGTTTATCTTTCACTCTGAGGTGTGTATCTGGAAAGATCCAGTTGTAGCACAGCAACGCACTAAAGCGCTCGGACTACTACATAAGCAGATCGTAAAAGATAGCGCCATGTGTAGGCAAGGTATAGCCGACTACCTCGTCACAATGAGAAAGCCAGGCGACAATGCCGAGCCGATAAGTGGTGGATTTGATCACTACGCAGGAGACGGCGCACCGATAACGGCTAAATTTGACGAGACTAAAGGCAACCTCAACAGAGGCAGCATCGAAGTATGGCAAAGATACGCAAGCCCAGTATGGATGGATATAAATCAGTCTAATACTCTATCACTGAAAGGCAGTAGAGATGACAACGACGAGAAGCATATATGCCCTTTACAGCTTGACGTTATCGAACGTGCCTTGCAGCTTTGGAGCAATGAAAACGACATCGTATTTACTCCGTTTCTTGGTATCGGCTCAGAGGTTTATCAAGCTCTAAAAATGAGACGTAGAGGCATAGGCATCGAGCTTAAGCCGTCTTATTTTAATGTCGCTCGTAAAAATTGCGAGCTTGCACTTCGTGAGCGAGGCGAGCAAAGCTTATTTTAGGGGCTAAAAATGGATGATAAATTTGAGCCATATAGACAAAAAGCTAAAGACGCTTGTAAAGATGAGATTAAAAAGTATGTCGCTTTAAACAAAGCGCTCTTTTTATCAAGGCTTGGCAAAAAAGAGATGGATTTATTAAGGAGTGATTTTGAGATCACAAGGACTAAGACATTATCAAAACTCATGGCGTCGCTTAGCCTAAAAGAGCATTTTGAGATTAGAGATTTGATAGTTGATGATGGCGAGATTAGATCCTTGCCTGAGTTTTTTCAAAGCTGCTTGCATTAAGGATAAAAAATGAGTGTTTTGGATTATGAAAGTTTTTTAAGACAAAAAGAGAAAAAGATAAATTTCAAAAGCGTTGATATAAAAAGAGAGGATTTGCATAGCGCGCTCTTTGAGTATCAAAAGGATTTAGTCTATCTAGCCCTTAAAAAAGGGCATTTTGCCATATTTGCCATGACTGGCAGTGGCAAAACAGCCATGCAAGGCGAGTGGGCTTATAGAGTGTGGCAAAAAGAGCATAAGCCAGTGCTTATCATCGCTCCTTTAGCGGTCGCTCATCAAAGTATCGATGAAATCAAAGAGCTTCTAGGCTATGAAGTTAAATTTTGTGAGAGCAGCGAGGATGTTATCAATGGCTTAAATATCACAAACTACGAAAAGCTGGATAAATTTAACCTAGATGAGTTTTGTGGGGTTGTGCTTGACGAGAGTAGCCGCATAAAAAGCTACACATCAAAGAGTAGAGATATGATCATAGAGGGCTTTAAACACACGCCTTATAAGCTCGCTTGTAGCGCTACGCCATCGCCAAATGATTACACTGAGCTAGGCAACCATACTGAATTTTTAAATGTTATGAGCCTTAGCGAGATGCTGGCGACTTACTTTATCCATGATGGTAGCGACACATCGAAATGGATATTAAAAGGTCATGCACAAAAGCCGTTTTGGCGTTTTGTAAGCTCTTGGAGTGCGTTTTTTACAAAGCCTAGCGATCTAGGATATAGCCTAGACGAGGACGCTAAATTTAAGCTACCGCCGCTAAAAATGCACCATATCGAGGTCGAGCATCAGCCAAAAACTTCACTTTTTGCAACCTCAGCGCAAACGCTAAGCGAGAGGCGAGAGGCAAAAAAAGAGAGCCTAGAGGATAGATGCGAGGCGGTCGCGAATATCGTAAATAATAGCGATGAAAACTATCTTATATGGTGCGAGCTAAACGACGAGGGGAAATTGCTAAAAGAGCTAATAGCTGGCGCAGTTGAGATCAAAGGTAGCGACACGGATGAGTATAAGGCTAAGATGATGAGCGACTTTGCAAATGGCAAGATAAGAGCACTCATCACAAAGCCAAAGATCGCAGGCTTTGGCATGAACTGGCAAAAGTACTGCAAAAACGTAATATTTGCAAGTCTTAGCGATAGTTTCGAGGGCTTTTTTCAAGCGCTGCGCCGAGTATATAGGTATGGGCAGAAAAAAGAAGTTGATTGCTATATCGTGACAAGCGAGGCAGAGATAAACGTACTCGCAAACATCAAACGAAAAGAGGATGAATTCTTAAAAATGGTGAGCAGTGTGATCGATGAGACGCGAGCGCTGGTGCTTGATGAGATAAAGCAGATCACACAAAATAAGACAGAGTATAAGCCAAATATCAAAATGGCACTACCTAAATTTTTAAATCAAGCATCATAGAGGAGTTGAAATGTATAAATTTATTGACGGACAAAAGGCGAGGTTTTGGAGTAAATTTTATTATATTAGTAGCGATGGCTTTATCGTCTCAAAAGTAGGTGGCAAAGTTGTGGATGTTGCTTGGATCAAATACTACTTAGGAGCTTAAAATGACTTTTGATGATGCAGTCGCGCTATTTCACTCGCGCGACAAAATAGATCGCAAGCTAGATGTTAGGACGTTGCGCCCTAAAAATGAAGTGATAGCAGAATTTAATAAGAAGCTTGATGAGTACTGGCAAAGCGTACTTGACGCGAGATTAAAAGATAAATTCGCAGGTAAAGAGACGTTAGCGCTACAAATTTTAAAAGGGGTAAGGCTCAATGAAGTATCTTAAAATACTTAACCTTTTCGCAGGGCTTGGCGGTAATCGCAAGTTTTGGGGTGATGTGGCAAGAGAAAGGGGCGTAAGCATAGAAGTAATCGCCGTTGAGTTTGACTCTGAAATAGCAAAGGCTTATGCAAAACGCTACCCAAACGACAACGTAATAGTATGCGACGCTTGGGACTATGCTGCTAAAAATTATTTAGATTTTGATTTTATATGGGCTAGCCCTCCGTGTCAAACTCATAGTAGGCTAAATATAGCAAATAATATCCGTAATGATCGAACAAAAAGGCTACCTGATTTTAGACTTTATGAATTAATCGTATATCTAAAATACTTTTGCAAAAAAGCTTTTGTAGTTGAAAATGTAGTGCCATTTTATGAGCCACTTATAAAGCCGACCGCTGAGATAGGTAGACACTATTTTTGGGCTAATTTTGATCTATTCTTTTTACATGACCCTAATTTTAGGTTAGTATCAAAAACCAAAGTTAGTGATTTTATGGATTTAGATTTGAGCGAGTTTAAGATAAAAAACAAACGCCAAGCCATAAGAAACGAAGTTGATTACGAGATAGGCAAAAAGATATTTGAAAGGTTTTTAAATGTTTAACAAAGTAGTAATAGTTGGTAATTTAACAAGAGATATTGAGCTTAGATACACTCCAAGCGGTGCAGCGATTGGCAAAAGTGCGATCGCTGCCACTCATAAATTTACTATCAACGGAGAGAAAAAAGAGGATACTTGCTTCATTGATATTAGCTTTTTTGGCAAAGGTGCAGAGATCGCCAATCAATATCTGAGAAAAGGATCAAAACTTCTGATCGAAGGACGGCTTAAATTTGAGCAATGGACGGATCAAAACGGACAAAATCGCTCAAAGCATAGTATAAGCGTTGAAAGTATGGAGATGTTAGGTAACAAAGACGGCGAGCCACAAAAGAGCAATACATATCAAGTTAGTAGCGCATCGCAACAAAGTCAAGGCGCGCAACGCAAAAGCGAGCCACAATACAATGACGTGCCAGATATAGATGTCGATTGTGCTGATTACGATAGCCAAGAAATACCATTTTAAGAGGTGCAGAATGAACGAGATAATTACAATCAGCCAAACGATGATAAATAACACTGAAGTAAATTCGGTAAATGCTAGGGACTTACACGAAGTTTTAGAAAGCGATACTAAATTTTCAGACTGGATCAAAAGGCGACTTGATGAGACAGATGCTATCTTAAACGCCGATTATATCATCGTTTCTCAAAAAAGAGAAACGATCACAGAGTACGGCAAAAAGGCGAGCATAATAACCGAATATATCCTCACAACCGACATCGCGAAAGAGATAGCGATGATGGAGCGAAACGAAAAAGGCAAGCAAGTAAGGCGCTATTTTATCGAAGTTGAGAAAGCATATAAAAGAGATAAGGTCGCCGTTAGCCAACTCGATTATATGCAAATCCAACTAAACTACCTAAAAGAGCAGGATAGAAAGATCCACGAGCTAGAAAATAGGACGGATGAAATCCACAAAGAGCAGCTAAAGGCAAAGCACAACATCAACCGAATTTTAAACAACGATAACTATATGACACTTATCGCCTATATGAATTTGTATGGTATCTCTCAAAAAGGCTATCACATCCCAAGTTTAGGCAAAAAAGCTAAAAAGATGAGCGACGAGCAGGGTGCTTTTATGGGTGCGGTGATCGATCCGAGATACGGCAGGATAAACACTTATAGCGTCGAAATACTAAAACAAATTTTTAACGTCGCGTAAATTTAAGGGGCGATCGGATAAAATCGCCCTAAAAAAGGATAGACAATGACAGCAGATGAAGTAAAGGCGTTTTGTAAAGAGTATGACTTCACGTATGGCGAGCTAGCCAAAAAAATAGGATGGGGCGATGCAAGTTTTAGGGCGACTATTGGCAGCGGCAAAATAAGCGATCAAACAGCGGCTGCAATAGAGCTACTACGTGAAAATATTGCCCTAAAAGCAGAGCTTGAAGAGTGGCACTTAATCAAAGCTACCCTAAAAAAAGCCCTATCTTAATATATTTTTCGTAAAAAAGTTAAAAATCTTTATAAAAATACAAAAAATAATTAATTATCTTTATATTTTTAAGCTTACTTTAATAAGATACTTACTATAATTCTCTCATAAAGGTTAAGATAATTAACCTTTAAATAAAAAAGAAAAAAGGATGAGAGATGAAAAAGTTCTACGATGACGGAATATCAGAAATCAAGTTGCAAAATGACGAAATAATAAATTTAGGAAATAACCCATCAGGGATTTTTGTGTATAATGAAAACGGCGAAATTGTAGGCTTTCAAAGTTATGATAATAGCTTGTTTTACGGCGTAAATGAAGTAAAAGCAGTAAAATTTACAGACGATGATAAGTTTTATTCTGTTGGCGAGTTTGCCGATGAAGTATTTTTTAGCTATGAGAATGAGTTTATAGATTAAATAGGGGGCGACCCCCTATTATTAAGGGGTAGAAAATTATGAAAGATTTTAAAAAACTTTGGGATCAGGCGAAAGTGCAAGCAAAAGCTAGCAATGGTGACGTATTTGAAATATATGGCCAACTATCTGGAGCGCAAATAGTTTTAAAATATAAAGATGAAATAGCAGAAAAATTAAAAAAAGCTGGGTATAAATTTCATCTTGACGACAAATTTTTATACTTGACTACCCTTAGTGGCAAAAGTAAAATAATCCCTATCTACAATCCAGAATATAGGCATATTTTTTCAGAGGCAGAGATAATCGTAGAGAATAAAAATAGCTTTTGGAGAGAGTTTGTTTATGAAAATTTTAAAAACGATGAAAACCTGCCAGCAGTAAAAAAACAATTTGATCACTGCGAAAGAGCAGATAAAATCAAACAAGAGCTAAAAGACTATTTTGGAATTACTGATATTTTTGAGAATGAAGATATTAAAAAAATTGAAAAAGAAATCATCGCAAAAAATATCTCAAAACTAAACCCTATGGGCGATAGCATCCCTTTTGGCGACAAGCACATCATTGCATCTGAAATTTGGGATGGCGAAAATCTTGACGAGGCAGTATATATCACAAATAATCCTATCTCTCGTGATAAAATACAAACTTATGAGCGTCTCTATTTTTCTATATATGATTTTGCTGGGCTTGAAGATGGCGTAATTGAAGAAGAATATACTACTTGTTCGAATATCTTTGAAAAACTTACAAAATTTAGCGAAAAAAAATAAGAAAGGTGGGGAATTCTCCCCACTAAAACCCTAAAAGGGTAAAATAATAACACTGCCTTAAGTAGAATATAAATTTCAAATCCTACAAGGAAACACTTTAAAATACTTAAAACAATGTTTTTCAAACTCCAACGGAGTAAAAACCTATTTCTAGGACACGCATTACGTAAAACATGAATTTCAAACTCCAGCGGAGTAAATTCAAGGCGTGTTTTTATTCTTAAATTATGCATCCTATAAACTTAAAAATAAATAAAAATTAAAGCTTATCCAAAAAATCCGCCCACCACTGCATGAGCTTACGCATTTGGGTTAAGTTACCTGCGTGATTGTATGTGTTTCGTATTTTGTTGTTGCCTTTATGCGCTAGACACTTCTCGATGATGTCAAAATTTATGCCGTGTTCGTCTATATACTCGTTGCAAATGGTGCTAAACATGGCACGAAAGCCGTGCGATACTATCTCATCTTTGCTAAATCCCATGCGTCTAAGTGCTACGTTAAGCGTATTTTCGCTCATATATCTATCCTCGCTTTGTAAAGCGCTAAAAAGATAAATTTTGCCAAGTCTCAACCCTTGATACTCTCTTAATAAATTTACCGCTTGCTTTGATAGTGGCAACGTAAATTCATCCCTCGTTTTCATATCGGCGGCAGGTATTTTTAAAATTTCTCGCTCAAAGTCGATGTACTCCCACCTCATCGACCTAATATTAAAAGGGCGTAGCGCTGTAAGTATTGCAAGCTTTAGGGCGTATTTTGTTCGCACGTCGCCGTTATATTCGTCGCAACCTTGCCAAAGCGCCTTAATATCTGCCTTTTTTGTAAGCGTTGCAAAATTTCTATCTTTAGCTTTTTTAAAAGTAAATTTATAGTTTATATTAGCGATTATGTTGCTCGGTGCGATATTGTAGGCGGACTTCCAAATTTGATTTAAGAGTGAATATACCCGCTTGGTAGTCTCTAGCGCTCCCGCCTCTTCAACTTTTTTTAAAACACCTATCACATCATCTACTCTTATATCTCTTATGTCCAAATTTTCAAAGTAGGGGTAAATATATCGTTCAAGACGTCTTGTGCTCTTTTCTATAGTGTCTTGTGATACTGATGTCGATTTTATATCTAGCCATTTTTGTGCTATAACCTTAAAATTTGCTTCTTCATCTCTTTTAGTTTTTATCTTGATGTCTATACCATCTCTTATTTTTTGCTCCATTTTAAAACGCTCATCTCTTGCCATTGCTAGGGTGTATCTAGGGTAATCGCCTAAATTTATGCGTTTTATCTTTTGGTCTATTGGACTTTTGTACTCTAGTGCGAAATATTTGCGACCATCTGGATTTATAAAAACATATAGCCCTCTACCATCACATTTTTTATAAATTTTATCTTTTGGCTTTAGCGCTCTTATCTCCATATCGCTTAGTGGTTTAGGTATTTTTGGCAT